TCATTTGGGCGAGCATCTGTGGTTACTGGGTTTTGATTAGTTGCTCCAAAGTTACGGAAATAAACAACCTTCTGACCAATGATTTGCAAGAAGCCATCGTGAAGTCTACGAACTCTAACCGTAGTTGCAGGTATGTGTCCGATATATCCAATTTCACCTTCTACGCTTCTTCCTACTTCAATAAATCCATTTCCAGTTGCCTGAACATCTGTAAAAACCTTTTCCATAATCTTTGTAAAAGAATCATCGTCATTAAGGTTTTCTAACCAATCACGTATTTCAATTTTCATTCTTTCAACACGCTTGCGTGCACGCTTTACTTTGTCTTCATCTTCGCTCATTTCAAAACGAAGAGATGTGCTATCTGTCATATCAAAACGATACCCAAGGCCAACAATGTTTTCTACCTTAGCGTCAATAGCGGCGTGGTTAGCAAATGAGGTATCGTAAAAGTTTGCCAATTCATACATATTGTATGGTGGAGTAATAACGTCAAACAGACCGTAACCATTACGATATACAGTTCCTGGGTTTATCTGCTTAGAACCAGAGTCTTGTCCAGATGGCATAGCATTGGCAGAATCTAGATATGCTTCATCTCCAATTGCCTTATTGACAACTCTAGAAACTCTTCTTTTAAAGTTTTGATCAAGTCCAGAATAGTCCTTAAGACTTTCCCATGACTTAATAAAAGGGTCTTGGTCTTTAAAAAGATTTTCGGCTTCTTCTTGTGTATTTAAACTTGCTTTAATTACAGGGTATTCGTTATTCATCTAATGCACCTCTGCCATACTTATCAACTGTATCCTGTGCAGCCTTCCAAGCACCAAGATCGTTCATTGAAGGAATTAATCCCTGCTTAAGTCTATCCATCTGCTCTGAATGCTCTTCATCGCTAATTCTAGTAAGTCCCGCAACAAAAACCGCTTCGCCATCTCCAGGATCTCCAAAGTGTTTTGCGGCATTCTTAAGTTCTGCTATCTTAGAAATATCTCCACGCATTGACTCAATGTTAAGGACATTTCCCTCTCCATCAGTAAACCACTTACCTGTTGACTTCTTGTATACGTACAGCCCCCAGTTATATTGTTTATCTATGACCTTTTTGCGTACATTACTTACAAGAGGCTTGCCAGTTTTTTGACTAATTAATGGATTCATAACCATTAGTATACCATATTAGACTGGAGTGATTACAGAACTTGACCACTCAATAGTATCATAAATCTTTAGTTTATCTGAGTCAAGGGTCATCCCTTGTTCATCATCTATTATAATCTTGTTTGTCCCAATATAGGTTTTGTATATTTCTGATGGATTTACCCCGTAAGTTGAGGAGGTTGATATTACCAACATTCCGTTCCAAGAGTAGTTGGTTTCCCAGTACTGCCAGTCAAAGTTGGTACCATCTTCGGTTTTTACATTTGCCCACGGTCTTTTAATAATACTTTGAATTTGTTGAAGGTCGCCTGCCTGATAATATGAAATATTATTAAATACTCCTGGACCATTGATATTTATTGATCCCAAGAAGGAGTCAAATATTAAGGATGATCCAAAAGATATTCCAACAACAGTCCACTCTTTAATAGTTATGACTGGCTCTCTAACTATAGAGCCATTTACATAGTAAGAGATTCCATTAACTTCTTCTCCTGTTGAGTTATTTATTGCATATATCTTTGCCCTGCTGCCAGAAGGGTTTGTTGATTTTGTATAAAACTTAATAGTTTCATTTTTATAATTAATTTCAAATAGTTGCACTGGATCGGTGCTGAAAGACTCATCGTCATTTCTATACCAGGTCTGAAATGCGCTAACCCGATAGTTGTTTGCAAGAGTTGTATTTACTGGAAGGGATACTCCACGGTCTACTGAAACAGAGAACTCTCCCCTTACTTCAATTCCAGAATTTTTAGTCATATACAAATATGGGGTACTTCCTTTATATATACTAAAAGGATTCTTAGATTTATAATCATAATAAATTCCTGCTTTTTTGTATGGGAACAAATTATTTCCAAACTTTGTTCCAATAGGATTAAAAGAGTTGTTATTTAAAACTTGAGATGATAGGGATAGGTTTCTCAACGTTATTGACTTTGTTGTGGTGCCGCGAATATTAAATTCTAGGCGATATACTATTGCAAGTTCACTAAAGTCTATAGTTTTACTTGGATAGATTAAAGTATTATTTACAACCTCAAACCTTGTTGTTAGCCATTGTGGATGATTATCTATATCTAAAATTTTTGTTTCTATTGGCTTGTCAATAGTAAGGAAATCGCTAACTGGTGAGTTTGCTCCTTCTGCCACATACTGAAAAGTTATATAACTTTTAACATCGGAGTTATCGGTATTATATATATAGGAAAGAACTGATTGCTCAGCCATATCTAAATAATCTTCCCATCCATTTATAAGCGAGTCGTCAAGATCTCCGTATGTTCTTTGTGTTGGCAAAGAGTATTCATCATATAAATCTAAATAAGAAAAAGACTCAACACCTACATTTTCTTGGGTAACTGTAGATGGCTCTGGGTAGTCCAAGTTAAATTGAATAAAGTCTAGATCATAATATTCATTTCCAACATCATTTGTTACATATTGAGCAAAATACGAAAGTGGCATATAGTCTTCCCAATATCCAGAAATTCCAATGTCTAAGAAAAATGTGTTGTACGCTTCAGTTGGAAGCAAGGTATAACTTGCAGTGTGAACAATGAGTTCATCTCCAGAAGTTGCTATGGCTATTCCATTAGACATAAAGTGATCTGTCAACTCATTAATATTAAATGTAGTAGATATTCCAACAGTGTAAATATATCCAGGAAATGTTTTCGTCCCCGTTTTATCTCCACCAACATACAGCGTAAGTCCTCTTCTGTTTCCAAAGAAGGTTGCAATGTTTCCACCAAATGTTTCAATTAGTTTATCTATATTTATTCCAACGGCTCTTTTTGTATTTATAATAAGTTCATCTGTTGTAAATAACAGTTCTTCTTCGCCGTTATATGTAAAATAATATTTTATTAAAAGTCCTTCTTTTACTGCACTTATTTTATTTCCAGTAAAGGTGTCTTGGATATCAAAAAGTATCTGTTGAGATGCACTGTTATCTACTGCTTGTACAACTAAATAAATCCCATGTACCTCATCATTTAATATGTCTAGTGTTGGGAAATTAATATACCCTTCTGTACCCTCCCAGTCATTATTAGGTTTTAAACAAATAAACTTTGTACTGCCAGACTGGATGGCATTATTGTCATTATAAAACTCAGTCATTGTTTTTGTTCCAATAGATATATCTGGAAGGTCATAGGATGGTGTCTGCAAAGATGTTGCTGTAGTCACAAGATTATCAAATGTTCCCTGTTGCCACTTAGCAAAACTAGGATAGGAGTAGTTGGCCGTATAGTCAGCAAAAGAATAGTCAATAAAAGCAGAAGTTCCTCCGTAAGCAGAGTTAATGCCTTCTGGAGACTCTACACCTTGACCATATACCCATCTTCGTTTAGCAACAGTAATTGGAACCTGGTATGGATAGATTGCTACACAATCAATTTCTATTTCTGGAACATCCTGATATGAGTAAAATCCAAGCCAGTCTTGAGAGTCTTGATTAGTCTCATTAAGCATTGCTGGAAGAGGGATTGTATCTGTATCAAAAGATAGAAAGATAACTTCTTCTCCGTTAATCAACAAACTTGCAGAATCTTTAATAATACGAACATCAATGAGCATCGGTCTATACCATTCACCAACAAAGTGTGACCGAAAAGCATTTCCAATTTTTAACGTTATAAAACCTGACTCTACATATATTCCATCTGAAGACGCTATAGGTCCAAAAATTTTTCGGGGTTGCGTAGCATCTGAATTAATTCTAGCCCAAAACTCAACAGTGTATTCGTTATATCTTCCCAGTTCATTTAAAAATCCTTGGCCTGGAATAATTAAAGATGGGTTCTCTCCATTGGGAGTAATTTTTGTTACATTAGATGCCCCATACACAAGTGGAATGCTTGTATTTTTTGCAAACAAAGATGTTTCTGATGAAAGATAGTATCCATTGACTCCTGCTAGTCCATAAGGAAAAGCCTCAACAGCATAGTCTTGAGTTATTGCAATATTAGATGGAAATGCTGATATTGATGTTCCTAAAGATGTAGCATGAAATTCTTCAGCCCACTGCCCAGCGGTAATTCCATTTGTATAAAATTCGTAATCAGATGATGTTGCTCCTCCAGCAATTGTAGAAATTTTAATCACTATTCTAAATGTTGCAACTTTGTCAGGAATAGAGAAAGTAGAAGATATAAAAGACCATCTGTTGTATAGTGGATCAGCAAATGTTTCTAGTTGTTCTACAACGGTAGACGTTGCTGGATCCGTATACTCAAAGCCAATAGATACTGAGTCTACATAAATACTATTTGAATAAAAATATGAACCAACCGAAAAAGATCCAAGATCAGAATTCATATTAGAAAAATTGCTTAGATTTGGACTAACCAACTTAATTTCTGCTGTTGAGCCAGAGGGGACAGTTCCAAGAATGCTTGTTGACAGACTATCTTCAAAAGGAGGATCAACAGCGCCACTTCCAGGATCTGTATTAACAGTTGCTCCTGTTACAGTCCACTGAGACTCTATATTTCTTTTAGCCTCTGTAATTAGACTTACATAGTCAGCCTTATCATCAAGTGCCCACATAGCCAGTGGGTGTTCTGAGAAAATCTTTTCTGCATATAGATTTGATGGGTTAGACATAATTCTCCTATCCCCTTATTATAGCAGGCTAGAGTCTAGTAAAACTTAATTTCACAAGCATCTGTAGAACAGTAGGCTTCACCTTCTGCTTCAAGATTTTCTACTCCATCATAAATAGCAGACCAATCAATCTTGCCAATCTTGCCTACATATGAGTTATATTCTTCTCTTGATATTTCTGTATATGGTTGCTGAGGATATGTTTTATTTCCCATTGGAAGAAATGAAACTGCCTTTAATTGACCTTCATACATATTGAGGGCTGGGGCAACAAATTTCTTTTCTTCTTCCTTGTCAAATGAAAGTGTTACAGAAACACCATTGTCTGACCAGTATTTCTGAGCAGTTGCTGCCAAACCAATCTTTTCAAATAGGCTAACCTGCTTCTCTGCACGTTTGTGTCCAGATGCTACTGGAAAATAGACTACTGACGTGTTTGCTGATACTAGGTCTGCTTCAATTTTATATCCCGCTGCTTTAAACAAATGAAGCATTGGATCAGTGTTTCCAAAACGAATAGCACGAAGATAGAATTCTCCGCCAGGACCCCAGTGAACTCCAGGGGTAGCACCAGAAAGAAGTGATACAGATCCTGATGGCTTAACTGTTGTTACACGAACTGATTCACGAACGCAAAGCCATTCTGAATATGAATGATCATATTTACGAATTGTGTTGTATCCCTCATCCATCCACTCACGAGTTGTTGGTAGTCCGTAGGTATCTGCAAATGAAGCAATGCCAGTAAGAGATGTACCAATACGACGGTTTCTTTGCATAATACCGTTTGTTACCTGCCAATGTGTTGGCATCAAAGTAACAGTCTTTCCATAAAGATAAGCAAACTTCAATGTCTTGAGGAAGTCCTCCTTAGATTCATGACGATTTAGGTGCACTTCTACAAGTGTACAAAGTTCGTATGACTCTAATGGCTGCTCCGCACAAGGATTGAAGCCCATAATGCGAGCATCTTTATAATCAGGTGCATCGGCAAGACGACCATAACTACGAGCAACATCTAGCCAGATAAAACCTGGCTCTCCGTTGTCTGCAATTAAATCTACATAGTCTTCATACTTTGTTCCAATTTCAGCAGAAATAGAATTATTACTCATCCATGCCCAACCTGGTTTTTTTGGATCGTATGAATTTCTTTCTGGGAATACTTCTGGATTCTTAAGATTAATAAAACCTTCATCTTCTGGTGTGCCAAGTGCAAGGGTAGCAGAACGACGAACATTTCCAGAAACAACACAGGTACCAATAAGATTAACAATGTCTACAATTGCACGGCTATCAAAGGTTTCTCCCGCTCTAGAGCCTATTACATTACGAATGCGTGTATGGAGATCAATAAGTGGTGCTGGACCGCTAGCAACCCCTCCAAAGCCCTTAATAGGGGCACCTAGGGGACGGATGAGGTCATAGGTAAACTCTTGAATAGGTTGGTTTGCACGAAGGAATGAGTTAATAAGTAATCTAACAGACTCAACCCATCCCTCACGAGTATCTGGGATTTCATAAGTAGATGCTGGCTCTGTTGGCGCATAAATAGACATTTGCTTGTCTTGTCCAAGGGTATCAAACCCTACACCAATACCCAACATTAATGCATCCATTACCCAAGCAAAAAGGGCACCTGGATCATTACGATCAATATCACGAGTAGAGACCATTGCACAATTTTGAAGGGATGCTGAGTTACGCTTCTCCATAGTCATAGGAGTTCCAAATGCCCAGAGACCACGGCCTGGAGGAGTCCACTTTAATTCAAACATTCTTTGGAATGCTTCTTGTGCTGACTTCTGTGCCTTGTTATCATTCCAAGGTAGACGATTATCTTTAGCGTGATTTTTCTGAACTGAATACATGCCCTCGATTACACGACGGCAAACCTCATGCCAGCGTTCCTTTGTCCCGTCTTCTTTAACACGAGAATATGTACGAATAAATGTTACCTCTCCCAACGAGTTAGATCCTGCATCTGAGAATCCAAATGGTGCTGGGATGGTTTGATATTTATTTACAAATTCTTCTGATAGACGAAAAGAGAATACGCTTTCTGACATTTATATACCTTTCAAAGTAAAATTAGATGAGTACTTCTTGATTTACGAAGTAGTCTTAAGTATATCACAAGTTTAAAAAGAAAAACACGCTCAATAAAAGCGTGTAAGTCTTTACTTTAGAGTTAGTACTTTTGGTTTTGCTAAGCCTGTAGTTCACCTATTGGAAAACTATCATCAATTACCCAATTCAAATCTTCTTCTACCCAAATCCAATGACCATCTTCTGTGGGATATGGTACTGGTGATTCCCAGTGACAGGTTTCTTCATTAAGAACCCAAGATTCAAAAGGTTTTGGATGAATAAAAGCATCTCGCTCAGTATCATAAGTACCACCAACGATTGCGTAATTTTTTCTAATGTTTCTATTGTAACTTGTTTTGACCCAGGTACCACCAAGATTATCAATAATCCATTGATAGCCTTCGTCTCCATTTGGATCATTGTTGTCTCCAACAATTACACGAAGAACTTTGTTGTTATTATCTAATTCTGCCCAATGACTCATGCTAATGCACCTGTTTTCAAATATCGGAAAATAACTTTACCTGAACCGCCAGGACCTGAATAAATATTAGGCTCTGGACTGCGTTCGTATCCTGCGCCACCGCCTCCGCCACCAGTGCCTGCGCTGCCACCAAGTCCATAGTTTGAACCATAACTTACGTAGTAGTAACGACCAGAGGCTCCGCCACCAGTTGCTCCACCTGGATTGCGATTGATTTCGTAGGAATTAGCGCCTCCACCACCGCCACCACCGTAGTAGATACTTCCATTCCAATCATTAAATGTGGTAGTTCCTTGACCTATACCTGGGCTATAGCCACTGCCATTGCCTCCGTTTGTTCCACCTGCACCACCTGGGCTACTTAAGCCACCTCTACCGCCGCCGCTGCCGCCGTTGCCGCCAGCACCGTTGGAACCAGTACCGCCGCCGTTGCCGCCTGCAGCAGTAACCACTCCAGCAGATGACGCACCACCAGCACCGCCAGTATTATAATTAATTACTGCAGCACCACCAGCGCCTACTACAACTGGAATGGTTGCTGGAGATGTACTCCGACCTGTGGAAAGAGTTGTGTAACCGCCACCGCCTCCGCCACCTTGCGTGCCTCCGCCACCGCCACCGCCACCTGCAACGAATACATCATAATTCAAGGGTGAGTTTGTAACAGTAAAGTCTCCACTAGCAGTAAATGTTCTGTAATAATAGGTGGCATCAGAAGTAAGTGTTCCACCAGTAACCGTTGGTAGAGGGTTTGGAATTATTGTATTAGATGCAGAAGATTGAGCACTTGCACCGTTGGCATTTACTGCGGCAATAGTAATTGTATACTCAATACCTGATGCAAATGAGCCTGTAACTGTTAGTGGTGTTGAGGTGCCAGCAGAAACTGTAAGAGCAATAGACGGAGTAGAAGTTGCAGTATAACTTGTTATTGATGAGCCGCCTGTTGCGCCTGCAGTAAAGGGTATAGAAACCGTAGTAGCGTTTGTTCTTGTAACAGTTCCAATAGTTGGAGCCTGTGGAACAGTAGATGGTGTTAATGAAGAAGACGAACTGGTTACCTCTGAGTTTCCATTAGCGTTTGTAGCAACTGCCCTAAAAGTATATGATGTTCCAGAAGTTAATCCAGCAACTGTGACTGGGCTTGTACCACTTCCTACTAATGATCCTGGAGTTGAAGTAACTGTAAATCCAGAAACTGCTTTTCCACCTGTTGCATTTGCAGTGACTGGAACTGAAGCAGAAACGGTAGAACCAAATGCTGCACCAGTAACATTTGTTGGGGTGCCAATATTAGGTGTTTGAGGAACAGTAGTTATAGTTGCTGAGTTAGATGCTGAAGACGCCAATGCATTTCCATAACCATTAGTTGCTGTTACTGTGAATGTGGCTGAGGTTCCAACTGGAATGCTTGAAACTACGATGGGAGAGGATGATCCTGATGCAGAGTAACCACCACTTGTAGATGTAACAGTATAACTTGATACCAAACCTCCACCAGCGTTTGGTGTAAATGTAACACTTGCTGCACCGTTATCATATGCACGGCCTGTTCCTACGTCAGTTGCTGTTCCTATTGTTGCAGATAAAGGAATAACACCTAGTTGAGACCATCCAGCAGCGGTATATACTTCAATGTAGCCAGTTTCAGTATTTGAATAAATATCACCTAAAGTAGGAGATTCTGGGCGAGCAAGATTATTGCCTACTTCATATCCTTTTGGAAGTGCTGGCTCTGGAAAAATAAACTTTGCCATATTTTAACCTCTTTCGTAGACTTAACAATATAAACATATTATATCACCTATTTATCCTGGCAACGCTAAAAATCTCTTCCCTTGACCTTCATTGAGTAGCCATCTCTCCAAAACTCCATATTAGAATACTTATGCTTAATATAATCAGACAGAACATCTACTGAGGTTGATGGCATTGATAGGGAATTTCTTATGGTATGAAAGTTTTCAGGGTATCCCATTTTTATATCATTATCTACCTCTAATTTTACTATATTATTAAAATCATGATCATAATCGGGTAACTCTAAAAACTTATAAATACCAGACATTGTTTCTTTAGGGTTTAATACTAAATTAGTATATTCAACAATATGAAAATTTCCTTTATTGTTTGGATTTACAGCAGAGGCAACAGAAACCAGACCCCTATCTATAACACTACCCCCCTGCATTAGATATTCGCATATACAATCTTCACTAGAGCGATACATGTTATTAAAAGCATTGTTGGCAATAACATCACTTTTTAAGAGGTCAGAGTTTAAGCCGATAAAGGAGGCAAGAATCTCTAAAATATCACGTACTGTAATTATTATCTTAGGCTCATTTGTAATATATTTTTTTATTAAATTAAGATTTTCTGGCATTCCCCAGTCTTTTTGCCTATCAATTATTACAGGTTTTTCTATATCCTCATAAAAATTATTAGAAAAATAAGAAAGAAGTCTCTCTCCCCTATTCTTGTTATCTTGATTGCGCTGTACGCTATCTAGATATTCTAAAGATTTTGAGTGGTGCCACATTAAATCAGGAAGTGGACTTAGTGGACTAGTATATATATTTGGATTTTGATTCAATATTGCTGATAACAGGGTGTTGCCACTTCTTGGTAAACCCGCTAAAAAATGATATGTTTTGTTCATAAGATAAGTATATCAACAAACTGGAATCATTGCAAGATTAAGCATTAAAATCTAAAAATATAAACTACACCAGGTGCACCTATACCGCCTACGCCTGCATGTGGATAAGTTCCGTTTCCACCACCGCCGCCACCAGAGCCATAGCCTGTGCCGTTGCCTCCAGAACCAGACCCAACGCCGCCGCCGCCGCCTGTACCAATTCCTGATCCAGCGCCAGCGCCACCACTAGATTTAGAACCGCCGCCACCGCCGCCTGTAGTACCATTGACTACAAATGGATAAATTTTTGATGTTGCTATAGCAGCACCGCCAGCACCGCCGCCACCGCCGCCACTTGAACCGCCTTGGCCGCCAGAAGAAACTACTGTAGCGCCAGTTACGCCGCCCTGTCCAACTCCACCGCCGCTGCCATATGGCCCACCTCCTGCACCAAAAGCAGTAATTCCTGCAAAAGTTGTATTTCCTCCACCATTTCCGTTGCTATAGCCTCCACTTGGTGTTCCACCTGCTCCTATTACAACAGGCATAGAGCCAGTAAGTTGTACAAGTTTTCCTCCTACACCACCAGGACCTCCACCTCGTCCACCAAAATAATCACCTAGGCCTGTTCCACCACTGCCTCCTCCACCTACAACAATTGCATATCCATATCCTGATGTACTTGTACCAGTATATGTCGAAGTTGCTGTAACTGTGTCAAGAGTTCCACTAATAGCAGAATTTGAAATTGGAAAAGAAACCTTAGTTATTGTAACGGCAATGTCTGATCCTGTGTCTGTCCATGCACGAATAAAAGAAACGGTAGATGGTATGTTTACACTAACTGTTCCACTTGCTGTAACAGCACTAGCAACAAGAGTTGCTACACCAGAATAAAATTCAATTGTTGTTATTGTTGAATTAACACATGTAACTGTATAAATTGCTGGGTCAAGATTTACTGATCCTTGATTTATAGAATTAGCAGTAGCAATAGTAAATGTATTAAGATTAAGTGTTGACGTTACTGCTGCTGTTGTTGCTGCTGGAAATACTGAAATAGCCATTACTCTACCTCAATTTCAACCCAGGATACTGAGTCTTCATCCCAACTGTAAGATTTTGGATTTTCAGCATCAACTTCTGGATAAGCGACTGGGGCAGTCCAACCAGAACCACCGTCTGTTACCCAACTAGGATATGGCTTACGAGTAATAAATGTTCCGTTAGAATAAGTACCGCCAGGCTCTGCTGGCTCTGTTGTATATTCAACACAAGTTGCGCCAGTTACCTCTTCTGCAATAGCCTTAGATTCAGCAACAATGGTATTTACTACAATGCCGTCTTCAATAATTGCAAAGTTCATCGTTGTACCCCTTAAGAAATCTCTACACCGCTAATATGAAAGCGAACAGTAGTTGCTGATGCAAGACCAGCAATGATCTTTGTGGTAGCAAGTACCTGCTTTAGATCAAATGCTGCTGTTGAGTTTGCGGCAATTGCTGCATCCTTAAATAGGTCAACAGAGTCAACGGTGATTGTAAATGTAGCAGCAGTGGCTGCTGAGTTAGTTACCACAATATTGCTTATAACTGTAGTTGTATCAGCGGGTACTGTGTATAGTGTTGCACTTGATGTTGCTGCTGCTGTTCTAGCAAGAGCCTTTGTTAATGTAGCCATTAGTTACTACCTTTCCGTAGTTTAGATTGCGCCCATAAGGAGCAAGGTTAGTTCGTCTTTTACACTTCCTGGACCGTTGAGTACAATATCTGTTAGTCCAGATAGTGTTGTTACTGTTGCACCTGAAGCAATTGATGTTGAACCAATTGTAGGAGCAGAGTATCCTGCAAGCGTTGCCCAAGAAGTTGAAGTTCCATCTGTTGTAAGGTACTTACCTGAATTGCCAGACTGTGCTGCAACTAGATCAGTACCGTTATACTTTAGTGTTTTTCCTGAAGCAAGATTGATATGCTCTGATGAAGTCCAGGCATCTGTAGAGTCTACCCAGTTAAAGGTCTTATCTGTTGCACCCTTTAATGTTATACCGCCACCATCTGCAGTTGTATCTGTAGGTGATGCTACATCTGCAAGAACGATATTCTTGTCTTCTACTACAAGATTCGTTGAGTTAATATTTGTTGTTGTTCCGTTTACAGTTAAATTTCCAGAAAGAGTTAAATCTGTTCCTGATACCGCTCCAGTAAATGTTGCTCCTGAAAGCGCTGCTACATTTGCAACTAAAGCAACTGTTCCTGATGCATCTGGAAGAGTAATTGTACGATCTCCTGTTGGTTCTCCAGCCTCTAAAGTTGTTTCAAAATCATCTGCTGTTGCACCTTCAAATATGATGTTATGTGGTGCTGGGAGATATATACCATGAATGGTTGGTGTTTGTCCAGTAGCAGTGATTGTAGGTCCATTTATTGTTGGTGTAGTTAATGTTTTGTTTGTAAGGGTTTCTGTTCCAGCAAGTGTTGCTACATCTGCATCGCTAACTGCTGCATTTAATTCAGCAAGAGTTGATGTAACTGTGTTTGTAGCAAGCGAAATTGATTTATTTGTTAAAGTTTCAGTCTTAGATGCAGTTGACTTAGCATCTAACTGAGTTTGAATTGCTGAAGTAACACCATTTAAGTATCCAATTTCAGTATCAGAAACATCTGCTACACGAGCCTGAATAGTTGTTGTGTCTACTGCCAAAGTTAGTGTGTTTGCACCATCGTTATAAGTCTTTGTTATACCTGTACCCGCAGTAAGAGCGGAATCAATAGCATCTTGTGAAAGTTCTGAAATATCAGATGTTAGGGCTACTGTGCCTGTTGCATCTGGAAAAGTAATTGTACGATCTGCTGTAGGATCTGTTATTGCAAGGGTAGTTTCAAAGTCGTTAGCAGTTGCACCCTCAAATGTAATGCTTGAGCCAAAAGCAGGGTTTACTGTTGAACTAGCGTCAATAAAGTAATCAAGGTTAATCCAGTGATTTGTGCCATCACCAATTTTAAATTTATTTGTATCAGTCTCGTATCCAATTTCACCTGCGTTGAGGATTGGACCATTACCAGTGTTTGTTGAAATCCATTGAGCAGCAGTACCTCTGCGCTGTTGCATTCTTGTTGCCATTTATAGTCTCCTCTTTCGTGGTGTCTTATAGTATTATATCAGATAATTAACTGAAATTATCTAATGGGCTTCCGCCATCGTAACTGTTAGTCCAGTATTCTGAATCATAAAATCCTGCAATTTCAGTTGATGTAAAGATTGAATCATAAAAGCCTGCATCTTGGAATATTGAAACAATAAGTCCAGTTCCATCAATTGCAGTATCGTGGATGTGCTGTCTAAGATCAGCGGTATCTGAAAATGTTGCAATCATAATCCAGTCAGCCTGATCAGTAGAATATACTGATACATGGCGTGATACTGTATCAAACCATAACTGCCCATTTACTGGGTTTGCTGGGGCTGTTGATGCTGGTGCAGCAACTGCTCCTTTGCTATCTACATAAAGTTTTGTTGCTGCATGTGTGTTTTCGGTAGGAGTAGCAACTGTAACAGTTCCTCCAAAAGTACCGCCTTGAGTTACATCTAACCCGTGCTTTACCTTAAAATCTTTATTTACAGTTGCCACTTCTAGCCTCTTTTCTTAATTATGCTTTGATGTAGGTCTTGCTTATCTTAACGGCAGTGTCTGCTGCTGCTGCGGTTACTTGTAGAAGAACATCTCCTGCAGAATAAACTACATTTGTTGTTCCTAGTTCTCCGTTGCTTTGTACATCAGCGTACTCTGTTAGATAAACATTTTCTCCAGTAACGGCAACAAGAAGTTCAATTACTTCAATGTCAGCGCCCTTTTTCATTTGAACAATGTACTTAGCAGCAGTATATGTTGCTGCTGCAAATGTGTCAATTGTTGTTGCTGAAGTTCCAGCAGTTGCAGTTGCAGATCCTGTAAGGGTATCAGCAAATCCGATAGATGTTGCAGTTGCTGCGCCAAGTACTGGAGTAACAAGAGTTGGTGTATTAGCAAATACTAGTGAGCCAGTTCCTGTTTCATCTGTAATTGCTGAGATAAGGTTTGCAGAAGATGGTGTTCCAAGGAAATCGGCAATGCCAGTTCCAAGGGATGTGATTCCTGTACCGCCATTAGCAACAGGAAGTGTTCCTGTAACTCCAGTAGTTAGGGAAACATTTGAAATAGTGTTATTTGCGCCACTTATTGTCTTGTTTGTAAGAGTTTCTGTTGCATCCTTTAGCAATCCACCATTTAAATAGTAGTTTTTGCCAGAAGCAAGGTTAAGGTGTTCAGATGAGGTCCATGCATCAGTTGCATCTACCCATGAGAAAGTCTTATCTGTAGCACCCTTAAGAGTGATACCACCACCGTCAGCGCCTGCATCTGTTGGAGATGCTACTGAACCAAGTGTAAGGTTCTTGTCGTCAATTGTGATTTCTGTTGAGTTAATTGTAGTTGTTGTACCATTAACTGTTAGGTCCCCTGAAAGAACCAAAGATGTACCAGTTGCAGCACCAATGTTTGGTGTTACAAGTGTTGGTGTGTTAG